TGAAGCAGTTAAAAAAGAAATTGCAAAAATGGGTGGTAAACTTGAAACAGCAAGTAAAAAACCTAAAGCCGAAAAAAAAGTAGCTAAGAAGTAATCATGCCCTATCATTACGGTAAGCCTATGAAAGGCAAGAAAAAGAAGAAGAAAGGCCGTAGGGGTAGGTAATGGCTATTACAAATGGCTATTGCAACCAAAATCAACTCAAAGCATTTATCGGAATACCTACAAGTGATAGTGTTGATAATGACTTACTTGATGACGCTGTAAACGCCGCTAGTCGGCAAATTGACGCATTTTGCGGCAGAATATTCTATGCCCAAACAAATGCAACCGCTAGAAAGTTTTTTACTAATCACCCTTACAGATTATTAGTTGATGATATATCAACAGATACAGGTTTAATCGTTAAATTAGATGATGATGATGACGGCACATACGAAGTTACAGTAGCTAGTACAGAGTTTCAACTATTACCTATAAACGGTGTAGTAGGCGGTATTTTAGTAAGTCCGTTTTATGTTGTTGAATTATTTTCTGGTGGTAGTCAAGAGTGGCCGTTAGATTTTTCAAGCAATAGACCACGTGCCGAAGTTACGGCAAAATGGGGGTTTCCAAGCGTACCAGAACCAATTAGACAAGCAACACTTATGTTGGCTTCAGAGTTATTTGCAATGCGTAATGCACCTTTAGGTGTTGCCGGGGTAGGTGATTTTGGAGTTGTAAACATACAACAAAACAGAGAAATAACTAGACTGATCGCACCATTTCGTAAAGGCACAGTTCTAGGGGTTGTCTAAATGGCGACATTATCCGAAATCACAGACGGTTTGAAAACAACATTAGGTAACATTTCTGGTCTTAGATGTTTTGATACAGTACCAGATTATGCAATAAATTTTCCCGCTGCCTTTATAATACCTACGAATATTGAGTTTGATTTAGCAATGCAACGGGGTACAGATCAATACACGTTTGATTGTTTACTTGCAGTACAACGTTCCGATACCCGTACAGGACAAGACAAATTACATACATTTATAACAGGGCAGGGTAGTAGTAGTGTAAGACAGATTATATTTAATAATAGAACACTTGGTTTAACTGATACAGACGCAAGAGTTGTGTCAGTATCAAATATAAGTGCCGACGTTACCGTAAATGGGATTGACGCAATCGGGGCTAATATAGAAATACAAGTAATAACAAAAGGTACAAGTTAGATGAAATATAAAATTATCGGAAATAAAAAAGTAATGGAAAAAGTCAAAGGCGATATAATCACAGTTAAAGACGAACAACAAGCAAAATCACTTATAAAAGCAGGACACATAGAACCAATCGCTGAAAAAAAAGAACCAAAAAAAGGTAAAAAGTAAAATATGGCAAAGTTTGTATTCAACGACGGTAAAGTTTTTGCAGGTGGATATGATCTATCTTCAAACATTACAAGTGTAAACCTTGATATATCCGCAGACGAATTAGACGCTACTACAATCAATAGTGGTGGCTTTCGTTCAAGACTTGGCGGATTAAAAGATAGCACACTTAACATGGACGGATTTTTTGAAGCAGGGGCAAACAAGCCAGACGCACTACTTGGTGCTTCTGTGGGCAACGAATTAGTTGTTACAACAGTACCAGACGCAGGAGTGGGCAACATTGCTTACTTTATGAAATCAACTTTATTTAGCTACAACATACTTGGATCAATAGGTGAAATAACACCATTTACAGTTTCTAAATCACAATCAAGTGATGTTGTTGTACGTGGTACGATCCAATTAGACGGATCGCTAACATCTTCTGGTAACAGCACAGGCACACAATTAGGGGCGGTTGCAGCAACAGAAAAATGTTATGCAGCAATCCATTGTTATAGTGTAAGTGGTACATCAACACCAACAATTACTTTTAAATTACAATCAGACGATAATTCAAGTTTTACAAGTCCAACTGATCGTATTACCTTTACAGGAATAACAGCAATCGGTTCTGCTTTCCAAAGTGTATCGGGTGCAATCACAGATCAGTATTGGCGTTTAAATTACACAATCACAGGTACAAACCCTGCGTTTGGAATACACGCAACTATCGGCATAGAGTAATATCACACACAACCTAGGGTTGTTCTTTCTTTATAAAATATAGATAGAAAGGACGGTATTACATTGGCGAAATTTGTATTAAATAATGCAAGTGTAACTTTAAACAGCGTTGATTTATCAGATCATGTTAGTTCAGTTACTCTTGATATTACAGCTGACGAAATCGTAACAACCGCCATGGGCGACACATTTCAAAGTCGTACAGGTGGTTTGAAAGACGGAACACTATCAATAGAGTTTCATCAAGATTTTGCAAGTTCTGAAGTAGACGCAACATTGTTTCCATTGTTAGGTACTACGACTGCATTTATTGTAAAAGCAGACGCAGGATCAACAAGTGCTACCAACCCTGCATATTCTGGTAACGTGTTGGTTAATCAACATTTACCTGTTGCAAACGGTGTTGGGGAATTAGCTACAATGTCTGTGGCATTTCCTACTTCTGGTACAATTACAAGAGCAACATCATAAGAAAGGATAACTACTTATGCAAAGCGGATATGTAATTGAATATCAAGACGGTAAAGAAATTGAAGCTGATATTAGGCCTATTGATCTAATAAAGTTTGAAAGAAAATTTGACGTTGGTTTTAGTGTCTTAGCTGATCCAAATGAAGCACGTTATGAACACGCTGCGTATTTGGCTTGGCTAGGTGCTAAACGTAAAGGCGAAACTAATGAGTTTGATAACTTTTTAGAAAGCGTTGTAGGTATTAAAGAATACACCAAAGGTGATGACCCAAAAGCGAAATCCTAGACTTAGTTGCACGATTAAGTGCTAGGACAGGTATAAGCCCAAATGATCTTTTAGATACACCAATAGAATTAATAACTGCTATCGCTAATGTCTTAACATTACAAAATGGCGACGATTGAACAAACAGGACGTGGACGGCAACTTGCTATAAGTGGTGCAGTTGGCGTTGCAGGTCTTAATGAATTTGTACGTAATTGGAAAAAAGTTGAACCAGAAGTTGGTAAAGCAATTAGACGTGTCAATATTGAAATTTCTAAAGAAGTTGCAAATGACGCAGTAAAAAGAGGACGTACACAAAACGTTTTAGGTCGCCCTGTTCATAGGCGGGATTTAGCTGTGCGTGGTATAAAAGGCAGAGCAAGACAAAATCAAGCTAGTGTAGAAATACAAGGTCATAAAAATACAGCAGTTTTATCTTTAGAGTTTGGACGTAAATACATAAACGTACCAACACGATCTAAAAAACTTAAAAACAATAGAGCAGTTTCACAAACCCTTATTGGTCGTTTACCAAGTTCAAGACCGGGGGCAAGACCTCTTTATAGAAAATATGTTGGTGAAAATGCGTTTATGACGCAAAGGGGTGGTTACGTTGTGGGTGTAACTATACAAAACGCATTACCAGAGATACAAAAAGATTATTTAAACAAAGTAAATCGTGCAATAGAAAAAACATTAGAAATGAATAAAGTTGTAGATATACCAATACGAATATCTAGTAGCGGCACAACAGGTCTAGCAAGAGTACCAAAGGCAGCATAATGGCAGATAAAAAATTACGGTATGTATTTCTTGGTGATGAAACAAGTTTATTAAAAGCTATACGTAGATCAGATACAGCAGTTGGCAAATTTGCAAAAGGTGTAACAAGAGTTGGTTCGGCAGCTGCCACAGGTTTTGCAGTTGTTGGTGCAGCTGCTACCGCCGCAGGTGTACAAGCAGTACAAGTAGCGTCTGACGCAAATGAAGCGGCAGCGGCCTTTGATGAAACGTTTGGTGTTGCAGCTAAAAGTGCAGGTGAATTTGTTGAGGGTTTTGCGAACAAGGCGGGTTTAGCAGACTTTGAGTTAAAACAATTACTTGCTACTTCTGGTGCAGTTCTACAAGGTATAAATTTTACAGCAGAGGGATCGGCAGACTTATCACAGAAACTAGCGACTTTAGCAGGTGATGTTGCGTCATTTAGTAACGTTCAAGGTGGTGCTGAACCTGTTTTACAAGCATTTACAAAAGCACTTTTAGGTGAACGTGAAAGTCTTAAAACATTTGGTATAGCAATACTTGAAGCTGACGTACAGCAACAAGCGTTCATAATGACAGGTAAGACAAGTGCAAAAGAACTTACCAAACAAGAAAAAGCATTAGCAACGTATGAATTACTTTTGCAAAAAACAAAAGTCCAACAGGGCGATCTCAACAGAACACAAGAGAGTTTTGCAAACGTAAGTCGTAAAGTATCAGCAGAGTTAAAAGAAGTACAAGCAAATTTAGGTAAAGAATTATTACCTGTTGCTTCTGAATTACTACCAATAATAAGTGAATTGGTAGAAGATTTAGCAGAAGGTTTTGCACCTATCATGCAAGAACTTGCACCGATCATACAAAGGGTTGTTGATTTATTTCAAGTATTAGCACCTGTTTTACTTCCAATGTTAGAAAATGGATTTAAGGCATTAGCAAAAGTATTTGATATTGTTGTATCTATCATTGAATTTGGGGTTGGTGTATTCCAAGATAATAATGACGCAATAGACCAAGGTAACACATTTTTAGAAAAATACGGTCTTACTAATCAAGATGTAACTACAAGTCTTTACGGAACAAGTAAAGCTACAAAAGAACAAGAAGCTAGAGAAAAAGCAAAAAATATAGCAATACAACGTGGTATTGCAATGACAGAATATTATTCAAGAGTTTATAAAGATCAATATACACCTGCACACGTAGACGCAAGAACAGAAATAGAAAAAGAACAAGACACACTTGAAAGTATGATTGAAAGCAAAAGGGAAGCTACCGAAGTAGCAAGGAAAGAAGCAGAAGCACTTATGAAAGAAACTGTACCTGCATTACAACAACTTAGATCGGCTAGACAAAAAATATTGAATATACAAGAAAAACAAATAGAAGCTGAAAAAGCACTTAAAAAAGCACAAGAAGATTTAATAGACGCAAACAAAGAACTTTTAGATATTGATGAAGATTTACTTGGTGCAAATGATGAACTTGTAAAAGCTAATAAAAAAATCAAAAAAGCAGAAGAAGATGTAGAAAAAGCAAAGATAAAAGCAAAAGAAGTAACTAATGAAGAACGTTTAGCAATATTACGTCAAGAAGAAGCTGTACAACGATTAACGGAAGAACAAGACGGATCAGAAATTAAAACTATTGAACTTGCTTTAGCAGTTGAAAGATTGTCTGAATTAAGAGATCAAAGCGTTGGTGTTGATAGAAACGTAGAAGAAGCTGAAAGAAACTTAACAGAAGCACAAAGAGAAGCAGAACGTGTACAAGAAAAAATAAATAGATTATTAGAAGAAAAAGAAAAACTACGTTTACGGGAAATAGATTTAACAGAGAAAGTTAAAGATAAACAAGAAGATTTAAACAAGGCACACACTAACAATGTAGATGTTTTACTTGAACTAGCAGCTGCACAAGAAAGTTACAATGAAGCGTTGGCAAAACTTGGCGACGGTAAGTTAGAACAAACATTGCAACATATTCGTGATCTTGCAAAAGACGCAATGAGTAATGTAAGTGGATTTTTTCAAGGTAACGGTTCTGGTGCGGGTGCAGGTAGTACCCCTATATCTGAAAGCACACCACAAAGAACACCACCAAAAGTAGTAGAAGATTTAATTGCAGCTAATGCAAGGGACTTAACAAGAACAGCAAATGCCGCCCGTGGTTTGGCTAGAGCTGAAGCAATGGGTGGTGCAGCAAGATTTGGTGAAGTTACTATTAATTTTAACGGTACAGTAACAAACCCACAAGACGCCAAAGATGTTGTAGTACAAGGCCTAAAAGAGTTCAACAGAACAGAGGGCGATTTATCTAGAGTTATAAATATAACCTAATGGCAGCACCAACATTAAGAGTACGAATTGGATTTACACCAGATACATTTACACTTGATGATTTAATACGTGGTGTTTTAGATACAGGCAAACTTGGTGGTGCTACAACACTTAGTGATGTAACTTCTGACGTACAATCTGTAAGTATTAACAGAGGTAGATCAAGAGATACAGACAGCTTTTTTACAGGATCATGTAGCGTAAGGTTACTTAATAACGAACGTAAATACGAAAATACAAACACATCTAGTGCATTTTCACCCGGTATAGAACCAATGATAGAAATTCATGTGGACGCAACAACAGACGGTGGATCAACTTACAAAGATTTATTTGTAGGTTTTGTAACTGATATTAATTTATCTTATCCGGACGGCAGCAACTCTTTTGCAGATTTTGTTGCTTCTGACGCATTTATGAAGATAGCAAATACAAAACTTATAAATCAAAGTTTTTCTTCTGCAACAAGTGGTAACCTTATTTCGTCAATATTGGATAATACACAAGTTAAATTTGGTGCAAATAGAGATATTGAAACAGGCATAAGCACAATGCAATCATTAAGTGGTATAACAGAAAATACATTATCGGTATTACAAACGGTAGAAAGATCAGAAAATGGATCATTGTTTATGTCAAAGTCTGGTGATCTAACTTTTAAATCAAGGCATACAACGTTCCCAAGTTCTGTTGCAGCTACGTTTTCAGACGACGGATCAGATATACCATATTTAAAAGTTGATTATATAAACGACGATAACGAAATATTTAACATAATATCTTTGCGTAGATTAAACGGTACAACACAAACAGCAGAGGACGCAGGAAGTCAAGGTAAATATTTAATACGTACACTTAATAGAACAGGTCTTTTTAATAATTCAGATACAGAAGTTTTAGATGCAGCAAACTTTTTACTTGGTAAATTTAAAGACGCCTTAATTAGGTTTGATAATTTAGTTGTAGATATAACTGAACAAAGTACATCTAATCAAAATACAATTTTAGATCGTGATGTTACAGACATAATAAAAATAGAGCTTACACCGCCCGGTGGTGGTAGTCCAAGCCAAATCACAGCTAACGAAATAATTGATAGTATTTCTTACAATATTACACCAGATATTTTTGCAGTTTCATACAAATTATCAAATGCAGACGTACAGGCTTTTCTACGTTTAGATAACACGTTATTTGGTATCTTAGATACAGACAAGTTGGGTTACTAATGACACACGTACAAAGACAAGAACTAAAAGGAATAAACTAAAAACATGGCATTATCTGGATATAAAGAATTTTCAACAGGTGAAGTATTAACTGCGGCTAACGTAAATAATCACCTTATGCAAGTTATTATGGTATACGCTGATAGTTCTGCTAGGGACGCAGGTATAGCTTCTGGTAAAAGAGAAGAAGGGCAATTTGTCTTTTTAAAAGACAGTAATACATTACAATTCTACGACGGATCATCTTTTGTTGATTTTATTGGTGAGGGTGATATAACAGGTGTTACGATCACAACAAGTAGCACTTCTGGTTTATCTGGTGGTGCAGCTGCAACTTCTGGTGCTTTTTCATCAACATTAGTTATAGCACCAAGTCAAGCAACTTCCGCAACGGTCGCAGGATCGGATATTGTTTTGATAGGGGACGCAGACGATAGTAATAATTTAAAAAGAACAACAGCACAGGATATAGCTAATTTAGCGGGTGGTGTTTCATTAGGTTTAGTTTTAGCACTTAGCTAGGAAAGGAAAGTAAATTGGCCGACGTATTAGAGGGTGTTGTAGGAACATTAGGAACTAGCAACGCCGACTTACTTGACGCAGTAGGTTCAAGCACAACTGAAACAATTATTGGTATGTCTTTTGCTAATGTTAATTCAAGCAGTCAAGACGTTACCATTGATATTGAAATAGTTAAATCTGGCGGATCAACTACACCACATTTGTTAAATGATGTAACTGTTCCCGCAGGTACGACGCTTGTTTGGGAAACAAAGGTAGTTTTGACAACAGGTGATAAAATACAGGGATTGTGTTCAGCAGCTTCAAGCATAGATTTTACAATTAACTATTTGAAACAAACATAGGTGTTCTATGTCATTTGGTTATATTGGCGACACATCTACAAGTGTCAAACAACAGGTTAAAAATAAAGGCATATTAACTACACAAGAAAGTTTTGATTTAGAACGACAAGGTTTTCTTGGTGGTAGTTTAGAACTTATTGAAACTAAAGATTTAACAGGTACTACACCTACTACAATAGATTTCACAAACTTAAAAGAAGATATTTTTGATGTACACCTTATACAATTTTTTAATTTACAGATAACAGGTGGTTTAGACACTATAAGAGCAAGAGTATCAAATGACGGAGGAAGTAGTTTTGAAAGCACAAGTTCGTATGATAGTAATATTCAAACAATGACAACAGCAGGTAGTTTTGGTGAAAGTACAAGAACAAATTTTGACGCTTTTGATAGAATTGGGCAAAACGCAGTTAATGTTCCATACAATGGTTATATCTATATTTACAATGCAGGTGATAGTTCAAAATTTACTTTTATAAGTCATCATGTTACTAACCAAACTGACGGATTTAGGTATGGTGGACAGGCTTATGAAGTTGCTGAAACTATAAATGCTTTTAGATTATTTCTTACATCTCATACTTTCAAAGATGTTGGAAGTGTACTAAAACTCTATGGTGTAAAACAATGAGTAACCTAAGACTGTTAAATGAAACTACAATATCAAGTTCAATTTCAAGTATCACAATTACCGATTTGTTTACAGATGATTTTGATATATATAAAGTTACTATCACTGCTGAGGCAGTTTCGGTTACAGATGCAAATTTAAGACTTGTAAATAGTGCAGGAAGTATTGTTACAAGTTCACAACAAGATACTGCACTTCACATACTTAGAGCTAATTCATCATTTTCAGAACTTAGAACACAAAATGATGATAAATTGAGTAGGTTTGGTGGTCTTTATGATACAACAGGTGGCAGTTTTGTTTATTATATATTTAATCCAACAAGCACATCTTTATTTACATATTTACTAGCACAAGGTCAAGCAACAGATGGAGGCAATGGAAGAGGTTTTAAACAAATCGGAATACTATCAGAAACAACAAGTATTACAGGTCTAAATTTTGTTTTCAATGATGATAACGTAGATGTAGGTAAGATTAGAACTTATGGATTAAGAGTTGATACATAATGGGATTAGTTCAAGTATCAACAAATACAGTATCAAGTGCAGTAGCTAGTGTTACTTTAACAGGCATAAATAGTGATGATGTTTATATGTTGACAATAAATAATTTTGTACCAAGCACAGATGCACAAGATATTAAAATCAGAGTTGTTGAAAGTGGATCGCCAATATCAACTTCAAGTTATGATTATGCCCATGTATTATTAAGAGCTGATACAACTTATAACGATACTAGTGCTCAAAATCAAACATTTTTTGATGGTAGTACTTCAACAGGAAATGCAACAGGCGAGTGTGCTAATGGAATTTTTTACATTTACAATGCTAACAATTCATCAGAAAAAACATTTTTTACGCAAGAAGTTGTATTAGCCTCGCACACTTCTTTACTTGCAGGTTTTCAGGGTGGTTGTATATATAATCCTGCTACTCAAGTTGAGGGTGTACAAATATTTGCAGGTGCTGATAACATACAAAGTGGCACATTTACATTGTATAAGGTGGTATAGATGAGTAAAGAATATGGCTACATAGGAAAAGAAGTTACACAGGCTTTTAGAGATAATAAAGGTATTTTTACACCACAAGATATTATTGAGCTAGACCAAGAAAACAAATGGACTAACTTTGGACAGTTGGAACTTATTTCAACGCTTGTTTCTTCTGGTAGTACAACAACAATGGAATTTACAGAATTAAAAGAAAGTGAATATGGCACTCATGTATTTGTATTTACAAATATGCAATCAGGAACTTCTGGATCTGGTGGACAAGTAAGTTATAGAGTTTTTACAAGTCAATATGGATATGATACAAATAGCCACTATGCAACAGGTTTACAGCGTTGCAACTCTAATGGAACATTTAGCGAATTTAAACAAAACAATACTTCTTTTCCATATATACAGGGGCATCCACTAAGTGGCAATGCAAACCAAGCTATGAACGCAATATGGTATTTTCATGGTTTTGGCGACAGCACTCAAAAAGTTTTTTCATCAGGTCATACAACTTCTCAACATGCAAATGGGCAGTATGTTAGTGAATTTGGAAATGTTGTATATATTAAAGAAAGACCTGTAACACAAATCAGATTTATGATAGGTAGTGGCTCAACTGCTTTTACAGATGGTTGCATTATAAGTCTTTATGGCATAAGGAGTTTTTAGTGGCTACAAATTTACAATTTATAACTAGCTTTCCAATAACTGCAAGTCAAGAAACAACAGATATGGATAATATTTTTTCAGATGAATATGATGTTTACCAATTTGTTTTTGAGGGCTTTGCAACAGAAGGAACATCAGATGAAAGTATTAATTTAAGAATTATTGATGATACCGGAACACTTGATGCTAACAATGTTTACGATTATGGTGTTTTAGAAATCAGAGCAGATACAAGCTTTTCAGAAAATAAAAACGCTGGTTTCGGCAGAATAGATAGATTAATGAAAATAAATGATATACCAGATGGTATGAGTTGTGTTTTATATGTATATAATCCAAAATCAAGTTCATCTTTTACTTATTTCGCATGGAGAAGTGCTGGAAATTTTTCAGGTCAAAGCAGAGGGTTTAAAGGTATAGCAGTTCACAAAATTGCAGAATCTATAAGAGGTTTGAGAATATTTGGAGCAAATGGTGGCAGACCTTATAACAAAGGAAAAATATCAGTTTATGGAGTTTCTTAATGTCAGGTAGTTTAGTTTTAATTAATGAAACAGTCATTAGTGGATCAGTTTCATCTGTAACTGTTACCGGTATCAACAGCGATTTCAATGTGTATGTTTTACAATTTATCAATGTTTTTGCCGATACTGATGATGATATGCAAATAAGAGTAACCACTAGCGGAACTGCTGATACTGATAGCGAATACGATCTAGCAAGTCTTGATTTAAAATCTAGCGGAAGTTTTGGAAACACATCAGCAGTCAATCAAAGCAAATGGGATTTTTCAGCAGGTATTGGTACAAGCGGAACTAATAGCCATAATGGTATAATGTATTTATTTTTATTCAGTAATGCAAACGAACAATCCTATGTAACTATGGAAAATGTAACTACAAGAGATGATTCAAGCGACCAATTATTTGGATTTCAAGGAGGAGGCACTCATACAGTTGCTGAGGCAAATGATGGACTTAACTTTTTTCTTGCAAGTGCAAATAATTTTTCTGGAGGAACATTTAAGTTGTATGGACTTGTTAAATAATATAGTAAGATAAGGAAAGGTAAATCATGGCAAAGACAAAAGAACAGTTACAAACAGAGGCAGATGCAGAAATAGAATCTGCAAAGCCAATGTATAAGCAAGTTAATAATGAACGCATGGAGTTCAATGATGATGACTATGCACAAGCAAAAATTGACTTAGGTAACTATAAATGGGAAGAGCAACAGTTCGGATATATCCAAGCTAGACAGGAATCTTATGGATCTATCGGAGATCAGCTAGACCAACTCTATTGGGATATTGATGCTGGAAAGCTAGATAAAACCGGAGAATGGTACAAAGCTATAAAAAAAGTCAAAACAGATAA